GCTGTAGCGCCGTCTTTTACAAGATCAGTTGAAGTTGGTACAGCCCAACCATAATTAGGGGTAGTAGTTGCCATTGTTCTAGTTTATCCTTTTCTTAAATAACGTCAAGCCAACGAGTAGCATTATCAAGGTTTTGCCATTGAATAACAGAGTTGTAGTCTTCCCATTGTACATCAAGTGTTGAGTAGATTGAGTTAGAAACCGACATAGCCAGTTCAAGGTTATTACGTCCAAGTGTCCAAGTCCAGCCTTCAACAAAGCCTTCATTATATCCTTCGGCTATCAAACCTACTGGGATATTGTCTAAGTATAAAAGGGTATCCATTGAGACACCTAAAAGGTTATCTCTGACTGTATTTGTCATATCTGAATTTGATAAATTGACTGTTACTTCCTCAAGTGAGACTTTAGGTGTTCCTCTGTAATTAACAAAATTTGTAGCTTGTTCTGTGGCGTCAGCTGTTTTAGCAAGAATTGTGGATCTAACTTCTTGAAACAAACCATAGTTATTTATTGACGTGTCATTTTGTGCTTCTACTTCTTGAACTGGGTCATCATATTGAATAACAACACTATTAACAATGTCTGCTGTTTGTAGTCTTGTTTGTATGTCAGCGTTTACGAGATTAGCGTCAAGTTCGATAAGATTAGTTGTATAATTTTCACTTCTTCGCTCTGCGTCTGCGTAACCAATTTTAAAATCAGTTGTGTCATATAAATATCCTAACCCTGATTGTTGTGTAATATCTGTTAAATTGTAAGCCTGTTCTACTTGTGCAGGTCTAGCAAGTACTTCATAACGTCCTGCGTCAATTGTGTCTATGCCTTGCACGCCATAGTTAACCCAAGTCTCAGTTGTAAAATCATTCCAAGTTTGTGTGTTGCTAATGTCTTCCCAAGCAATATATAAAGTTTCTTCAAGAATACGTGTAATACGTGCGCCGTCTAATTCTTCTGGGTAAGCAACAGAACCAGCGTAACGTTTAACAAGAAGACCAAGAGCACCAACGGCTTGTATTTGTAATGTGTTAGGTTTACCACCTAAACCAGCGCCCTCAAATCTGTTAAAAACACCTGAAACTTCACCTGTGAACAATTTGACATAAGCACCTGTTGAGTCTGTAACTTCAATTAGTACTGTGTCTAATAGTTCAACTACTGGGCTTGTGCCCTCTAAGTTTAATAATTCTAGGTTGCAATAACTAGGTTGAGTTGCTTCAAAGAAATCGTTGCGACCATAAGTAATTGTTGCGTTTTCTAATGTTGTAGAAGTTTGTACAGTACCAGCAATAGTTACCCGATACGTTGGCGTGTATACAGTCATTGGTTATCTAAACCCAAAGTTAAATGGCTTTATTCCTGTCGTTTTTAAGGCTGTGTTTTGAACTTTAATAAGGGTTCTAGCTGTGCCTTGTGGATCTACTGCGCCTTTTATGTTGTAGTTATTTACTACTGTTGGTTTTTGGCTGTTAATTCCTACTAAACCTTTTGCTTTACCAGAAGCTGGGGCGTCTGGAGCAAACTGTCCTGTAGCATTAACAAATTGTCCTACAAGTGAATCATCAAAGGCTTGCTTAAAGTTTCTAAACTTTTGAACAGCTGCGTCAAGTTTGGCAAACAAAGAATCTAAAGCATTAACCATAGAAGTCAATAAATCAATAAATCTAACAAAACCTGAATCGTCACCTGTTGCAGTATCAAACGTCCCAGCAAGTTTTCCAAGACCAGAACCTAACTCTCTTAAAGCAGCTCCTAAATCGTAACCTGCTGTCTCAGAATTTTTAATTACTTTGCCAAAAGTTAAAAAGGAAGGAACAACTGCTCTTTTTTGACCTGTTAAACCATCAACTAAACCTTCAACGGCTGGTACAATTGTGTTCTTAATAACATCAGAAAATTTTAATGCAACTGGAAGTAAGGCTTCACCAAGAGTTATTTTAACGTCTTCAATATTAGCTGCTAAAATTCTTTGACTATTTGCAAGTCCGTCTGAAGTTCTAGCAAAATCTCCTTGAGCATCAGAAGTTTGTTTGTAAATTGCCGCTTGCGCTGCAAGAACCTTATTAGCAGGCGATAAAGCATCTTTGGTGGTTTTAATTAACCCTAAAGCCAAAGCCTCGTTTTTAAGTGTTGCATCATTAAGAAGAATTCCGTAACGTCTAATAGGTTCTGCTTCACCACGTAAAGCTGCGCCAATGGCTTGAATGGCGTCTTCTGGGGAAGTGTTATTAAAAGAAGCAAGATCTGAAGCAAGTTTGACAAAACCTATGGAAAACTTTGATAAATCTTTTCCTGTTAAACCTGCTGCTTTACCAAGAGTTGCAAAACTTGAAGCTGCTGATACTGCTTGTTTCTTAGATTGACCTAATGAATCTGCAGCTGTTTCAGCAAATTCTTCAATGTCTTTAGAAGCGTCGCCAAATATAACTCTTGCTTTTGATATTTCTTCTGCAAAATCTGAGGCTGCGCCAATAGCGTCTTTGCCTATTTTTATAGCCATAGCGCCAGCAGCAGCTCCAAGAGCTGCAAAAGCAACAGCACCAGCCTTTAATGCTGTACCAAGTTTGTCACCAAAACTTCTAGTTTCTTTATCGGCTTTGTCTAAGCCTGCTATAAAGTCTTTAGTATCAGCTAGTAACGCTAATTTGAGTGTCCTAATGTCAGCCATTAAATTCTACCTGTCCAAGCGTCTTTAACTTTTTCAAAACCTTGTAACCATTCTCGGGCAATAGTTGGTTGAAATCTTGACATAGCACGATACAACCACCAACCCTCTTTCCCACCTTTACCAGATCTACGCGGGAACTGTTTATATTGTTTAGATCCGAATTCATTACCCATTATCACATATCCAGCACTAAAAGCACTAGAGCCAACTTTACGATTGCCACCGATACTAAAACTAGGGGCTTTATCTGATTTTGATATTTTGATAGATTGAGCTACTGCAACAGCTTGTTTTACATTATAAGGTGCGCTATTAGCTGCACCTTTAGCATAATTAGCACCACGTTCGGCTAAGTCTTTAGCAATTTGTTTCATATCATTTTTTGCAATATCGTCCATTTTACTAAAAGCGCGAAGCAAAGAACGATAGTCTTTATCAACTTTAACTATTTGAATTTGTTTAGCCATTATTGCGCGCGTTCAATATGTCTATAGCCGTTGCCCATATTTCGGGTTCGGCATTGAGCCAATAATCTGGTGTTATTCCAGTTGCTAAGGCTAACTCGACTGCTGTTCGCCCAAGACTTCGGGCTTGGTAAAATTTGCTGTCTCAAAATCAGAAGCTGCAATAGAGATGACTTTGGTTTTCCAAACGTCAAAACTTTCAATTTTTTTAGTAACACGTTGTTGGATCTTATGACCAAGAAATAAAAGAAGTTGGTTACTTGGTGTGCTTTCGTCCATAAGAACTCTAACAATAGATTTATTGTTATATAGTTCTTTTTCTGCCATAGCAAGTTCAATGGGTCTTGTCCATTCATCAAACTTTTCACCTGTTTCTAATTCCCAAGATATTTGTAACTTAAGCATTTGTGTGCCCCTGTTCTGTTTGTTGTTGTTATTACGCTGTTAGGTCTTCGGTTGGGATGCCGACAACTTGTAGTGATACTGAACAAGTTTGTACGTCTGCACCTGAACCTGTAATGCTTGGATATTGTGGCAATACAAAACCAGTTAATGTTACACCAGTTCTTAATGTCATAATAAAAGCAATTGTAGTATCTGGGGCTGACTCTGTGCCGTCCCATAATACTTTATACAAGCTATTTGGTGTTGCGCCTGCGTCGTTTAAGAACTCAATGTCAAGTGTAACGTTTGAGTCTATGTATTTGTAGGCTTTGCCTGCAAGGGTGTCAAAAGTTAATCTTTCTGTATCAAAGTTGATAGCAGAAGAAGTAATTTGCTCTGAGTAGTTAACGCCGTTAACACTTAGAATAAGTTGACGACCACTTAAAATTGTTGTTGCCATTTTAGTACCTTCCTTAGCCTGTGTAGGCTGTTTGTAGTTGTATTTCAGCAGATAATAGATCGGTACTATTAGTCTGTCTAATTCTCGGACTTGATACTGACAGTATAATCCAATTCGTCGGTATTAGTGCCAAGATTGTTTCTATATCATCTTCCAAGTTTGTTAATGCGCTTGGGTTTGAATACGTAGTGCTGACTACTTCAAGAGTAAGTCTTACGTACCAATTCTTTGAGTTACCAATAACAATTGGTTCTAGGTATGGATCTCCAGCCAAAATAAGAGCTGCTGGTGGAATAATAATATCTGGGACGTGATCATAAACAGAATACTTTGTGTTATCTGTTATTGCGCTTTTAAGCCCTGCACGTAGCGTACTCAAAGCCATAATTAACCTACTTGACTATTAGAGTCAATATATTTGCTTATTAAACCTGTAACTTTATAAAGAAGGGTTCTGCCCATTCTGTATGGGGCTGGTGTGTAATCAAGGGCTTGTTGTGTGCCACCTGCAGCTAGTCTTGATTGGAATACGTCGACAGATATTTGTAGTACGGCTTCTTCTACAGCGTCTACGCCATTGTATTGACTCAAATCGTTTTCAGCTGCAATACCATTAGGTATAACAAATCTGTAATCGGTGTGTACTGTCGCATTTGTTGTTGTAATTCTAAAAGTATATTCATCTACTATTGCAGATATTGTTTTGTTGCCGTTTACGTGCGCTTCAACGCCAGATATGGCTACTGTTTGTGTTTCATAAAATTTGTGTGGTCTTGTTGTGTGGATTGTTGTTTCTGTTGCTGTTTCGGAATAATGTTTATCTATTCCGACTTTCCATTGAATAAGAAAATCACCTATTGCGTCTTCTGCTGTTTCAATAATTGTATCAAGTTGTGCGTCTGAATAAAGAGCAACAGGAACGCCAAGAACAGCTCTTAACTCACTAGCTGTAATTAATACTGGCATTTCTTATTCCTCTCGTTAAGGGTGTGGGTAGCACAGGGGCGAACTACCCACACGTTTAATGGTTTATTAGTTCTTGTTAAACCAAACTCCGCCACCAGCGACTTTAACTGCTAGTGCGCCGTATCCGTAATAATTTACGTCAATTTGACCTGTGTTAATTACGTTAGTGCGTAGAGACAATCTTGGTGATTCGTACCAAGTGAATGAATCTGGGTTTACGATAATCATTGATTGATCACCAGTTGTGTATCCATCTAGAGAACGAGATACGTACATATCTAGTCCTGCAACGTTTCCACGTAATGAAGCTGGTGAAACTGCGCCACCTGCGTTCATTGGGTTTGAAGCTGTATAGATTGGACGACCATTGTCGTTGTAACCCATAATGTTGCCCCATTGGGTGCTGTTAACAATTAAGCTACGTGCAAATCCAAGTGAACCTGAATAAACTGTTGCTGCGCCTGCAGAAACGTAACCAAGTAAACCAGCTGCAGTATTATCTTGGGTTGCTGTTGCTAATGCGCAAGAAGCACCTAATTGTCCTGCTACGTAAGCGTCTGTGGCTTTTGCATAAGCAAATTCCATTTGGCGTACAAGTTCGTCAAAGAATACTGGTGAAGAACGGTCTAACAATTCTACTGAGAATGTTTGTTGTCCACCAAATTTTTTAACTGCTACTGAAACGAATGAAGCTGCTGTATCTGTTTCGGATAATGCTGCTGCTTCGTCTGCTTGTGCAACTGTTGGAGCTGTTGTAATTTTTGGAATTTCAAAAGTCATACCTGAAGTTGGTAATGTTCCTTTTGAGATTGCGTCAATTAAACCACGATCAGCATTAGCAATTCCGTTGATAACTTCGGTTGCTTGTGGTGTTGGAATAAAACCAGCGTTGTTGGTTGTGGTGTCAGCTGCCATTACATATTGACGGCTTTCTTCGTTACCAAGAGCTGCTCTTAATGAATGTTCCAAGTATGAACCCTTTGAAACAATTGGGCTTCTTGGTGCTGTGAAGATTGCTGGACGCATATTGCGTTCTTGGGCTTCAACAGCTGGGGTTGCTACAACTTCTGCTGCAACTTCCTCTACTACTTCTGGGGTTACTTCGTTTGACACGATAGTATCCTCGCTTTCTGTTGGTTGTGAAATATCTGCGCTTGCAGCTACTTCGGTTATTTGTGCGTGCTCGCCAAATGCTGGAAATGTGACGTGTGAAACTTCTCTTAGAGTTGCTGCGTTAACAATAACTAATTCACCTTTGGTTACATAGTCATCTATCATCGCCCCTACAGAAAAGCCAGTTCTGAGCCCTTCCTGGGCTTCAGCGAGGGCATCGTCCCCGGCATTGGTTCTTGCTATTTTGAATACTCCAACGATTTTTTCGTTGTCTTCTTCATATCTTGATAATTTACCTATTGGTCTGGTCATATCGTGTTCGGTAAAAAGTTTTATGCCTTCACCGATTTTTAATGAACCTGCTTTGAAAACAACATCGCCCATATTTGTATGACCTACTTTGTCTTCACCAAAAGGAACAATAACGCCTGTTAAT